GTGTACGAGACTAACATCTTCAACTATACACCGGAACCCCATGTGTCATACGGGGTGAACAGTTTAAAGCCATATTCGAGGGCTAAAAAGGATTGAGCACTATCTCTTCTGCTTTATCCTCGGGAAGTTCTGCAGCATATTCTGGATCATACCGCATTTTCCAAACGTGAACTCTATGGTCGAAATCCTGAGATAGGAGTTCACAATAGTTTGTGAGATTGGTTTTGCCTGCAAGTTCTTTCATCTTAACTCTGTATTCTTCATACTTATCTCTTCCGTGAAAGAACGCATCTCTCAATACTCCATCTATATTCATAGCATCTAGAGCATGATCTGACAGTTCTGTATCTTTGGATTTGACTCGCATAAATAAATTCTTTGTCATAGACTCTTCACACAGAGCTCCTACATGACAATCAATCTCTTTGATATAGGTTGTCTTCCGTTTAAGGAATTCAACTTCTTCTGGTTTCATGGATTCCACAAGTTCAGACTCTTTGTCTGGCATAGTATACTTTTGGCCGTATTCTCCCAAGAATTCGGAAATTGTTTTAATTCCAAACTTGATACTGGGGTCACAAGAACCATTGTTGTCGTCTCCATATGTCATTATGGAACAGAAGTCCCTATATCGTTTTTTATCTGGATTATACTTGAAAAAGCAACATCGCAAATTAATAGCTCCCACTAGTCCATTTAGAATAACTGTGAGGGAATTGCCACTAATATGTGTGCCACTCGTAAAAGCTACCAGATCTCCATTGAACATTACATAAGCATATGCTACATCAGCAGCCAAAACTTGCATAACCTTGATATCTTCCTCGGAATAGTCACATTCCTTGGCCAAAGTCACTAACATTTTGAAAGCTGTCAATATCAGTTGAGAGGGTATCTTCTGGTCATACTTTGAATAATCCCCTCCTATCAATTTCTCATGTTTGTTCATGAAGTTATGGAGTTGCTCCCATTCTTTACTCTCGGCATTTACGCCGACAGCACATTCAGAGAGCGTTGGATTCATTTGCAGGAAACGAATAATAGGTAAATAATACTTCCTAATTATCCATGTCATAGACATATTGTTAACGTAAAATATGCGACATTTGTCTTTTCCTAGCACTTCATCCTTTTTGGCAGCTTTAATTAAGCTATATACCCTTTTTCCTTGTTTATATTGCTCAAGAGTGTAATTAATCTCATTCATAATATCGTCATCTAAGACAAAATTATGTGGATAATCTTCAGTACTTGCAACTTGAGTCATAAACTTAGATTTGGCACCTGTTAAAGGAGCTCCTATTGCTGTATTCTTTTTAATGGCATCTATAAAACGTTTGCCTTTAATACCAAGGAGGTTTTCCTTATCATTTAATGGTTTCAGGTGCTTCCATTGCTCTGAGCTAATTTTTGTGATGAGTGGTGATAGATAATCATCAACAGCTCTCTCGACCAGCTCATATGGCAATGATTTAGCAGGTATAGCAAGATTGGCAAGGCATTGCTGCCATCCCCACCAATCTGGTTGCATCTTAGGTGGTCTCCACTTACTCTTTACTTGAAGCACTCGTTCAGCTTCTTTAAATATAGCAGTTTTAACCACATTGGATTTTGTTGTGGCGGCTCCCATGCATCGACCTTTATATTCAATCGTAGAATTCTTAGGCAGATAATTCATAGGAGATTTCTTGGGTGTTTCTTGGTCCTTAGACATAATTTCCTTACCCAGAATTTCAGTTCGAAACTCTCCGTCACATCCCACTTGGCACGTGAAATTCTTAGCATCATAATGTTCAAATGCTTTTTGCCAAATGGAAGTTGTTAATAGTGCAGCGCACCCATTGGGTGTTCCTGCTACACCACCAACATGAATCCCTAAGATGGAGGGTGTAGTACCTGCGGTGCACAAAACTGCACCACACAACCCTTCAAAGGTTGCTATAGATAAATTGCGGTAGAGAAGTCCATCAAATTGACAAACTCCATTATTAACTCTTTGTCTTGTTGCTGTTCCTTCAGCATGAATAAAATCTCCATCTCGTTTCCTATATGTCATGTGAAACGAGTGTTGAAATGCGCAATCATCTATAAGATACTGGGTCAAGTCCTTAAAGGATCCTCCTGTTGCACAATATACAATAGCCAAATCAGTTCCTGGTACTCTATATGTGTTAGTAGGTTCAATCCTTTCTTCAAAACTACCACCAACTTTATCTGGTTGTGATTTGTAGAATGTAACTGTAAAAGTATCTTGTTTCTCGATATAATGGTATGGTATAACCAAATAATTCGTTCGCAAAAACAAGACCGATGCTATTGCATCAATATCATCATAGTGAAATACACCATGTACAGTATTTTTTCCTACCAAGTTCTCCATTTGTTGATGTGTTGTAGTTTTGGCCCTGGAGGTGTATGTAACTGGTCTTTGTACTAAATTGGCCCAAGGGTTTTCTTCGAGATCTCTCTCGTTTACTTCTTGTTCATTAGGTTCCACAATATTCCCTTGAGTTTTAAGTAACAAATACTTTTTATAGGCTGATCTTATCAACATTATAATTCCTACGGCAGCACAAGCACTTAATATGTGCTTGCCTGATTTATCTCTTACATTTTTGACTATATTAGATGTAGTGTCAACTCTTTCAAGTAGAATCTGTCGTGCATATGATTGAACACTATACACAATTAATATTTGACAAACAAAATTTAAGGCAATAGGTATTAAAAAGAAAAACCAGGGACCATACATTACAATTGCTGCAGTAGTTATTAATGTTACTGCATGCATCAACCTTTGAAAAACTTTGATTTTATGTATTGAATTTTCTCTAATTCTCTTATCAACATACTGTTTAACTACTGGGTAGTCTAACCAATGTGCTGGAATTACAGTCAACCAATCAAAGCTTTCAGTATAGGACACAGCCATATCATACACCAATTTTGTAGACGCACATTCCAGAGAAACAAGTGCTACTCTAGAAATGTTCTGAAAACTAGGTACAATATTAGATATAATGCCAGCTGTAGTGTCCCCAAATTCAAGTTCTTTTGGGGGTGGAGTTGTTTGCATCAAAGCATTCACAAGTGTTTCAACACCCATTTGCTTTCCCATTCTTTTCCGCATCTTCTCTTTGCGACGCTTTTCAGAATGTTTTTGCTTTTGGGTACCAAATATAGCCTGAAAATATGCTTCATTTTCATCTTCATCATCATCACAATTTTCCACTTTATATCCATTATAAATATACGGTGAATTATTAAGTGGTTTAAAATTATCATGATGAGGGCAAATTCCACAAATATTTGAACACTTAGATCCGTCAGATAATTCTTGGCCACACACTTGTGCCCTACTCTTACGGGTGTTCATATCATTTACTACAACTTGTTGGTGCTCCCTATGCCTATGAAATTCATGTAATGTAACTTGAACTAACTTTTGAAAGGAGACATTTATCATGTCTTCTCCTTCAAATACATAGGGGGCATAACTGGCTATATGAGAGATGTCTTCAGGTGCCACTGCTGTCTCTATATCTATATCCCAAATATCATCGAAAACTCTATCAGGATTCGAACGCGCATATTCCATAACTTTACTATGGTCAATACCGCATTTAATACCATCATGAATTTTCTGAAAACGCTCTTTGGCTCTCACAGTGAGAACCAGATGAGCTCTTCTTTGAATGGAATAAGGACAATGAGAATAAGTGTAGGCATCTAAATCTTTCTTATTAGTGGAAATTGTTACTATTTCTGGTTGCACAAATACTTTGCCTTTAGCTTCTAATTCAGCTTTAGGCGCGTAAAATGGTTCATTATTACACAAGTCAATAACCCACTGTGTGGGTGCTTTCTCTACGAAATTTGATTTTGTGTTACACATATCATCCAATTTAGCAACTAAATTACTAGTTTTCCACGTACTCATAAATTTATCTGATGCATTAATTGTAGCTTGTCTGCCCTTATCCGTAGATAAGTTGGCACTCACTAAACAAGCTTCAATTAACTGATCTAATAGAGTTGTTTTTCCTTGAGAAGACTCTCCAAATGCCTCTATAGTGAAAGGTGCTCTTCGCACTCCACAAGAGATTTGCATAGTTATAAAGTCGTTCTTCATTGTTAACAATCTTTGTATTTTATCAGTCATCAGTTTTTTATCGAAGTTCTTCAGAGATGGTACAATTTCTTTCATTTTACCTACTAACGATTCTAATCTATGATCGAATTCAGTGTTAGATAAGTTCAATTGACCTAGGGCATTGCCTGTTTGGATAAGAGGCCATGCACTACTAATGAAATTATATTCTTCATCCATCTCTAATGAGCGCATATCGTCAATCAAAAGTGGTTTCAATGATTTCTTCTTAAAACATTCATAACTTCCATCTATCAAAAAAGCTATCGAGTCTAAAACAGCGTCGAATATATCGACACAACTCTCATGCACTTTGATAAATTTGGTATCAAACATTTTGAAACCGGCTATTGAAAAATCTAAATCGGTTAAGTTGCAGAATCCCAGTGATACTACTAAACCTAGTATCTGGCTTACTCGGGAAAAATTCTTACTTTCTTTAACTTTCTTCCAATTATCTTTGATATCTCTCACGCTCTCAACGAATTTCTCACCTGGACCCTGAGGTTCAGTTAAGACTTCCGTTATATAATCTTTACAGTGTCCAATTAATGAACCTTTGACATGAACTTTAGCATATAGAATTATGGAACTTATTATTCCAGTTGTTGAGTTAGCATCACTAATAGCTACTAATAATGCTGACATAGCTTCTATATGGTCAAATAATTCATCAACACTCCCTATTCCTGAGAGTGTTTTAACTGTATTGATGAAATTGTCGAAAGATGAAAACGCGTCTGGGGGTATCACATCGGACACTCCCAATTGTTTTTTCATCTTTTTTACCTTTCTTGTAAATTTCCTCTTCTTCTCACTTACTTTCTTATCACGCATTTTCTTGGCGTACCAATTTTCTTTGTAATTCAAAAGTGTATTCTCAGGAAGGGAATTTTCGGTCTGACAATAGATTGGGCTTTGAGTAATTTAATGTAATTAGACGCATAACAGACGATTAGACTGTTACGCTCCTTGTTTGTGACTAGATCGAAATCTTATTACTTCCCCAAAACGACTACTCGCATACCTTAGAGTAGTACAATGGGACTGGCAGTTAAAGAAACATGAGGGGGTCACTCTCCTCACTTTACTTCAACCTGTTTGCTATACTATATATATTGCTCGCACGCTTCTAGATAGAAAAGCTGCTCCATGCCGCACACGCACATCTTCTGTGTCAACCAGAAGATACCTCTTATTTGCCCAGAGGAAGTTCCACGTGCTTGCAATAAATATACGGGGTATATTAAAGGCCAGTTGGTCGTAGACCCGCATGACGATGACATGCTTCACAGCTGGTAAGGCGATACCTGCTGAGTGGTTGTTCCGAAAACGTGCCGGAACCGACCCACGATCTAAACAATATAACGGGTTCAACCCCTTGTTATAAGGTTATTTTCAATTTGTCGATTGACCAGGATGGATTTTCCTGTTTTTGGAATTTATACTCTCCGTGAGTGGTGATTGTTGATTACAATCATTAGATCTCCGGACTTACGGTGATCAGTATACTCCTTCGTTAAGGAGCAGATAGTCCAACTTGGAAACCTCGTAAGGCTAATTGCATTCGGACAATGCAATTAATGATCATACACATACATCGGAAATATGTGTCACAAATCCAGTTTTAAACATCATAAAGACGGTTGTCCTCCAATACGAACATAGACAACTAAACAATATTTTTTGTTTGAAATATTAGTCCTATATAAAACAATCCCATTTGACGATTATCGTAATAAATTGTGTATTGGGCTACACAAATGGTTCATAGATACAATTCA